TATCATATAATTGTTCACGGAGTTAAAACAAAAGAGTTTGAAAATCTTGTAGAGAGAAGCTATGAAAAGAATCATGGGTAAAAATAAAAACTACGTTGTAGGCATATATGATGATACACGTATGTCACAAAACTTAACTCAAGCTGAAAAAAATAAAGAAATAACAGAATTTTTTACTCGATTTAAGTATTTTGGCCCTATTATCGTAAAAAATAATATCAATGATGTTTTAGACGAAGCACTTTCATATGATGTTGATTACTGCATAGTTCAATCAGTTGGTCATATAATCAAAGAAGTTACTTTTTTTCAATTCATCGAAAAATGGATTGAAAAACAAGATTTCTTTATTACAGGCCACATTATGGATAAAAATAAGAAAAATAAAAATAATCCTAGTGGAGCACAAGGTTATTATGGACTACATAAACAATGTATGCTTGTAAATCTTAAATATTATAAGAAGTTTGACAAGCCTGTTTTTGGAGAAAAAAGCTCAAAAGAAGAAACACTTATCAAAGCTAGTAGGCACGTAAAAGATATTCATGATGACTATACCCCATTATCCTTGAAACCTACAGAAGAGTTAACCGTTTGTACCCCATTAGTTGATGGTTGGAATTTCATAAATACTTCTTTAGCTAATGATCTAACTGTATACAACTTTCATCCTAAAATTAGAGAGTGTAAAGAGTATATCTATCCTAAAACTAGTGCAGCAGAGTTAGAGCATCAATTATCATGGATTACTTCTATTGCTAATTATGCTCAAAAGTGTGTTTTCTTTTGGAATACTGAAAATTATTCAGACTTAAAATATGTTACTATGAATCAACCTGTCAAAAAACTCTATGCGGTTGCTGCTAGTTTTAAACCTAATATGATTCTTCACCACTATGGATTTGAAGAAGACTCAGAAGTAGTATTCTTTGACTATAGTAAACCGTCATTAGCTTTTAAAAAATTACTAGTTACTGAATGGGATGGTGAAGATTATCCTGCGTTTCTTGATTATGCACAAAAGAAATATAGAATAGATGAAACAGGGGGCAACGAAACACAAAATCTTAGTAGAAAAAAATTATGGGAACGAGAGATTGCTTGGTGGGGATCAGAAAAAGTAATCAAAGAACACTGGGAAAAATACAGGTCATTAAAACACACTTTTATTCATACTGACATATGTATTAATCCTGAAAAAGTGACTAAGCTAATTACACCAGAAGAAAATTCAGTTATTTGGTGGAGTAACGCTTTTCACACAGTAGGTGCTCAGTATTTAAGAGGATTAAGCGGGGTTAAAGCCTGTTATGAAGACTGGATTAAACAAATCGACGAAAAAAACCCAGACATTTGGATTTTAGGTAAAGATTACTTAGATCGTCCAGTCGAGGGTGATAGGTTAAAAGACTACTTATATGCTTACAATTGCTAAAACAAAACTGATATTTGATAACTCGTGGTTATCAAAATTAGATTTTAAACCACATGATGATTATGATTTAGCAGGAAACGTAGATGCTGTGTCTATAAAAAGTGTAGACGGTCATATTCACAGTTTTTACAGAAACAAACCTGTTGAACATCCTCAAGATTTTAAGTACACAAAATACTATTCACTTTGCAAACCCTTGATTGATTTTTTTCAGTTTGATACTACGAGAGTCAGAGTTCACAAACAAGAACCTGGGCAAATTATACCTATTCATACAGATGATAACAATATCAATGCTAAGACAAATGATGATTTTAGGCTCAGAGCTGTAACAGCTTTAACCAGTGACGAAAACTTTATATATCAATTTGAGTTAAATGGTGAAGTAGAACAACTAACTCTAAAAACTGGAGAAACAGTTATTTTTGATCCGGATTTAGTAGGCCATGGAATGATTAATAATTCCAAAGACAAAATAAGATACTCTTTAGTACAGGTATTTAGTGCATACCCTGTTACCCCTTGGTTAAAAGACTTTATTAATAAAGATCAGATAGAAATAGTATGAATATAGACTTTGGTACCGCATTTCATAAGCCCAATGGTAATGCAGTAAAAGTTACAATAAATGAATTTAGAGATAAACTTTATTTACACATTAGAGAATATTCAATGGACGGAGATACTGGCCAATGGTATCCTACTAAATCAGGATTCTCAATCCCTGCAGATGAAGTAAGCTCTCTTATACCCCTACTAGAAGATGCATGTGACGCGGTTGCAAAAAGATATATTTGGAATACGCAATTAGAATTAGAATTGGAGAACGATTATGAGTATTAAAGCTTGGAGTGATGAGCAAGAAGTTGAATTAATAAAGCTCTATACTGAAGATGGACGCAAAGACGTTCATGAATTAGCTGAATACTTCTCAAAAGGTTATAGAAGTGTTATAAGTAAATTAGTTCAATTAAAAATTTACGAAAAACCTGTAATTGAGGAAGACGATAAGTCTCAAACAGTTAAGGTGATGCTTCGTGAACTAGAGAACATCTTAGAAGTTGAGATTGAAGGTGTGAACCTTAATAAAAAAGAAAATCTTGTCAAACTTCTAAACGCTATTAAACAAAAGATAGGATAATGGCTGCTAAGAAAAACAGACTGAACAAAGTTTGGATGATTCCTGAAGGTGAGAAGCGTTCTGCTGCTTCCTATCATTTCGTCCATCCTAAAACTATGTCTCAAATCAGAAACGGAGTTAAACTAAGGATGAGAAGATACCATCCTGGACTAAGACAACACGTCTGGTTTGTAGAGACTAAAATGCCTCCGCACTCTAAATAGGATATGTTATGGTACAAAAATACGAAAGTCATGAAGACTATATGAAAAGACGTATGACAGAAGATCTTGCTAAGTATGAAGACAGTAAATGGGAAGAGCACAAACAAATGCTTGATAAAAAGTATATATTTGAATCTCCAGATAACGGTAAGACTGTTTATAAACGTCCCTTCGGATCTGCTTACACACAGAGAGTAAAGATTCATTCGTCAGATATCAATTATAAGTTTAATGAAGATAAATATATTCAAGAAATTAAAGAGTATATAGATTCTACTTACTCTCAACATTACTCCACTAATAAGTTTCAGTCTACTGAAGTAATCATAGACAGAGGACATGGAACAGGTTTTTGTATGGGCAACGTAGATAAATACTCTAACCGATACGGTAAAAAAGGCACAAAAGAAGATGCCAGAAAAGATTTGTTAAAAGTAATACATTACGCTTTACTACAACTTTACGTACACGATAACGAAAAATAAGATTATTTTTAAACTTGAATATTTTCCCCAAAATAATAGTGTTATATTTTTTATACTGCTTTGATTGAAAAATGCTAATCAATAATTTTACTTATTTTTACACTAAAGCTAATTATAATGCTAAAACCAGCGGAATGGATAATCCAAAGGAAGCATACCGCACAGTAAAAGATTGGCATACGTATCCAGTACAAAATTTTGATTATAAGTTTAATAGTTGGGGTTTTAGAGGTCCAGAGTATGAGCAGTTTTTAGGTAAACCCATAAATATATGTTTAGGCGATAGTTATACTGTAAATGTAGGCGGTCCTATTGAACACAGCTGGTGTAGTCAATTAGCAAAGTATTTTACTATTCCAACAATCAACTTAGGTATGGATGGTGCAGGTAATGATGCTATTCGGATAGTATATGAGCGAGCCTGTAGTATATTTGATGTACAAGATGTTTTTGTAATGTATAGTTTTTTACATCGTCGATTAGACGAGAATTTTAACTTTTTAAAACATAGCGATAATCCTAAAATACGTGATAACTTCAACTATTTCTTGCGACAACGTATATCAAATGTATATGAAGCTGCACTACCTTCTTGGTGTTGGCATCCTGTAGAAAGATCCTTTCTAGAAGATAATGGAATTTTTACATACACTAGTAAACTAACTAGTGAAGAAAGAAACCGAGACGGCTTTCATATGAGTAAAAATATTAATAAAGTATATGCAGATTACTTTTATAATAAATGGAAACATAATAATGACCTATAGAAAATATTATGAATAATAAAATTCTTTTTAAGCTTGAAGAGATGTTTCAAACATCCCCACAACTACTACGAAACGATAAAAAACTCAGACAAGCTATCAGAGGCATATTCAATATAGATGTTGAAGATGTTAACTTTACTAATATTGGTGAGTTAGTAGATAGAATTGATGAGGAAGTATTAAAAAAGTATTTTACAGAAATCTGGCAACCCAGAACAAAAACATACAAACACTCAGGTCTGGCTATTCTTCAAGAAATAAACTCTCTCAATCCGAGGACAGTATTAGATATTGGTTGTGGGTATAATGAATTTAAAAATAAAATCCATAACCTTATCGGTATTGATCCCTATAATGACTGTGCTGATATCAAAGTTCCTATATTAAGTTATATCACACAGG